GTGTTCGAAATAAAGATATATGTCCAGAAGTCAATTTATATAAGACGTTGTATGAATGTTGATTTTAGCTTTATATCCTAATTTATTAAATGTGTCTTATGGGAAAAGAACCTATTTGGATAATCCCGAGTACAATTTAGAAAGTTATCGTGACTATATGCCTATGGTGCAAATGGACATTGGCTTCGGAATAGCAAATGCATTGACACGCATTATTGATCTTGCAGATGGTCGATTGATGTATCTATTGGCACTGAGCGAACACTTAGGATTCTGCCTGGAAGAAGTTTATGCAGCTTATATGAGAAAGAATGCAATCAATATGGAAAGATTAAAGAAGGGGTACTAGTTATGTGGATTCGCAGTCAGAATAAAAAATCGTTGTTAAATGTAAATCAAGTAGTAACTATCCCATCTGTAGATAAAAGCAAATATTTCATATGCAATTCTTTAGAAAAAGAAAGTGTCACACTAGGTGTCTATTCAACCGAAGAAAAAGTATTAAAGGTATTAGATGAAATTCAAGATGCGATTGAAGATACGGGCTATTACAGGATTGATAATATTGGTCATGGTACTTACGCATTAGGTAAAGGTGTTCAAGTTTATCAAATGCCACAAGATGATGAGGTGGAAGTATGACATTTGGAGAATTTAAAAAAATCAATAAAAAGTACAATTTTTCGACGATGTTCAATGACAAGTTGAAAGCTATGTCAAAAGAAGATTACGAAAAGTTTGTAAAGCATTCAATTGAAGTGTATGAAGATATCTTCAATGATGATTCAAATGAGGAGGATTTTTAAAATGAATGAATATCAATATGCGTTTGATAAACTGTCAAAGTTAACTTTTCCTGATACTGAACAAAGTTATGAATTGGAAGTACGTGGTGCAGACTATTATTACGAGTTACTTGATACTCTATATGATCTTGTTGAAAAAGAAACACCAAAGGAACCTGTATTAATTCAGGATGATATTTTTGGAGATTACCATCTAGTGTGCCCAAATTGTGGACAAGGCGCAATTGTTATTGCTACAAGAACTGATGGAAAGTTATATCCACGTTGTCCTTTTTGTGGGCAGAAGTTAAGAGAGGAAGATAAAAATGACTGCTAAAGAAATGTTTGAAGCATTGGGATATAAATTGTATGAAGATGATATTGCTATTGTTTTTGAAAACAATCAAGGCGATGTAATCGCATTTACATACAAAGACAAAGAATTAGTGGTACAGCCAACAAATATTTCAAAAAGCATTTCAATGGCTGAACTAAAATCGATTAATATGCAAATTAAAGAATTAGGATGGATTAAGCCTGAAGTAAAACCAGATGAAACGAATTTTGAACATTATTTTGAGGATTTATTAAAAGTAGGTACTCGTTTTACTTTTACAAAGGGAAAAATCGAAAAATGTAGGCGTGTGCTGTGTAGCAAATGTGTGTTTGGCAATAATTGTGGTGCAGAAAGATTTAAATGGTTAGCAAGGCAGTATAAAAAGCCAATATACAAATTGAGTCAGTTTGAATTTGATTTAATCCAAACATACCGTGATTGTCATGAAAGTTGTAAACTTTCAGAGTTTAAGCAATTAATAGAGTTAAAAGATAAAGGATATTTCAAATGTGTTGATTACGATACAAAGATTCACGATGTTTTAGAAGCTTGTGAGGCAAATGAAGATGAAGATAACTGCTAAAGGTATGTTCAAAAGATTAGGCTATCAAAAAGAAAGAATACTAAACGAACGTTTTATTTCATATAGAAAGCCTAGAGGAACTAGTTTCTGTTATATTCAGTTCGATTTAAAGGAAAAAACTTATGAAGCACATTACTTTGACCCAAAAGGATGTCACCCACAAATTTTAAGCCCCAAAGAGTTAGTAGCAATATATGAACAAATAGAAGAATTAGGAGGGGGATTTACTTATGAATGCAAAAGAAATGTTTGAAGAGCTTGGATATAAACTTGCCGATGAAGCTGCATATGTAAAAGATAAAGTTATTCCGTATAGACTCTATGAAAAGAATATTATACTTGAATTTTTTGTTAAAGAGAAGCGGTTTGTGAAAGCAAAAGGGGTTATTGACTCCGTAGCTATCACGGATTCAGAACTAAAAGCAATCATCCAACAATGTAAAGAATTAGGTTGGTTAGAAGAAGAACCAAATCAAAAATCTAATTTTGAATATTATAAAAATGAAATAAAATATGCAGGTTATGAGTTTGCCCTGGTAAATGGAAAACCTAAAATGTGCCGAAAAAGTTTGTGTGATCAATGTTATTTTAACGATAAGCATTTTACATGCGCTAGAAAAAGAATTGAATGGATGTTAAAGCCATTTAAGCGAAAATATAAATTAACTCAGTTTGAATATGATTTATTACAAAGCTATGCAAACGGATACAAGTTTAAAGATATAAATCCTTTAATCGTAATGAAAGAAAAAGGGTATTTCAAAGACGTTGATAAGGATGAAAAAATTACAGATATTCTTGAAAATTGTGAGGCAATCGAATGATACGGCAGGGATTATGATGCCTAGAAGAGAAAATAAATGGTCTCTATATAAGATAACTCAGGCGGACTTCTATATATTAATGTTCTTTGAAGGAGTACTTGGCAATAAGTCGATTAGCAGGTATGCAGCTTTATCGGACCTGAAGAAACAAGGATTTTTTAAAAACGTTCCTGCTGATGTAACTATCAATGAAATTTTAAGGAGTTGTGAGGTGATCGAATAATGCGTAAAGCTATACTATTGTATTTAAACGATAATGACGTGCTTTTTTTAGCAGATTGGACTTCTGGATATTACGTTGGTAAAATCGGAAACATTATAGATGTGAAGCATAGACTAATACGTAATGGAGTTGTTAAAACTTTATTTGATATTGAATTTGAAGATGGTGCTAGATTTATTGTTGGAAGAGAACAAATTGAATTTGTGGAGGATTGAGAATGAAGTTATATCTACTGTATGAAGATGCATACGAAGAAGAGTGTGGATGTGAATTACACGCATATGGAATATTCACATCAAAAGCGAATGCAGAAAAAATGAAAGAAACGTTATTGAAGAAAGCTAGCGATCCTTGGAGAAAAAGATTCACAATGATGATTGAAGAGTTTGAGTCTGATAAATATACAGATAATTATTTAGGAGGATATATTGAATGATGTGGTTGTCGATTGGCTTATTTATTGGAAATATAATCAGTTTAATTCTGTATTCAGCGATAGCAGGAGAACGAATCAACAACCTGGAATACTAGAATGAAGTATTAATGAATGAATTGGAGCAAAACAAAAAGGACTTGAGGAGACGAAGTGATGAGCTTAACTGAATATGATATTCACGATGAATCAATTAAAAATGGATGTATTCAATTAAAGTCACATATATTTAGAAAAGGTACAGATTCTAAGGATTTCTTTGAATTGATTGATAGTGCAAATAAAATCATTGAATACATCGTCAAGCTTGAACGTGAGAATTTAGGTTTAAAAGAATATAAGAAACACCAGGAAAGAGCAAACGAAAGAAGATATCGTAGTGGGGAAGAGTCCTGGCATAGAGGGTCAGTTGTCACAAAGAAGAAGTAGGTGGACGAAATGAACAAATTAAAAGTAAATCAAATGTTGAATGACTTGAAGTCGGCTAATTATTGTTGCCATAGAATCATTGAATTGAACGAGGAACTTGAGGTTCTGAATCATAAAATGTTAGGACTAAGCCATAATCCAATTAGGTTGACAAAGGAGCAGGAGAAATCCAATGCTCCTATGCCGACCTTTCATGGTTCTTATACAAGTCCTTTAGGAATGATGGAGGAAGAAACCTTAAAAGTGGAAGAAATAAATTATTATCGCAGACGTTTAAATGAATGTAGAGTCATCGAGCTTTTATCTTTGCAAGACCAGAATATATTATTTGATCTATACTTCTGGAATATGAATGCATGGGATGTTGCAGAAAAATATGGTTATACAAAGAACGGAATGTACAAACATATCCGCAGAAAAATTGGAAAATTGGTTTAATTGACGTTGATAATGTACATATAGGTATTAGTGTTTAAAAGAAGAGGTGGTACAATAATGTTGATTAAAAGAGGGTATGTCATGAAAAAAGAAACACTTACATTAAGGTTTAAAGGCGAAAATGACATTGATATAGAAACATTATCTAAGTCGCTAGACTGTGTTGTTGCGGTTTTAGGTAAAATTGCTGATTCGTCAATAAGCGAAAATGATTTTTGTAAATTTAAAGTAAAGAATATCGAAAAAGGTAGCTTTATGATAACGATAGAGCAGATTGTTGAAATGGCCGCTGTATTATTTCCGTTGATGCCACCTATCCTAGAATCGTTTAATAGTATTGTTGAGCTGAAGAAAAATCTTGGTGGACAAATGCCTGCAGAAGTAATTCATGAAGGGAATAATACTATAGTCAAGTCTTGTGTTGGTAATGTAACCTATATTGATAACAGAACATATAATCTTTACACAAGAGATTCCTCAATAGAAAAGTGCTTATCAGAATTATCAAGAACTATTTCAGAAGATGGTGAGCGGACAGGCTTTTCTATTGCAATTACTGATGATAAAACAGTAAAGACCGTTGAAATGGATAAAGAAGATTTAATGAGAACTAGGAATCCTATTGATGTTGAATCACTAAATGGTGATATCACCGAACAAGAAGCTACAGGAGTACTAACTGTTCGGAAGCCTGATTTATTAGGAAACAGTAAATGGCAGTTTAAATTCCTTGGAAAAACAATCAATGCAGATATTGAGGATGATAAGTTTTTAGAAAAAGTTAAAAACAAAGAGATTAGCTTTCCACTAGTATCAAAATTGAATGCGAAAATGCGAGTAAGATTAAAGAATGGAGATCCAATCAGTTATACAGTTATTGAGGTAAAAAGTTACGAATAATGCATTTTGTCCCCTAGTGGACAAGAATTTCGTGGTAAACTAATATTATAAGAAATTATGTCAAGACAGATGTCTTGGCTTTTTTTATGCAAGAAAGGAGGAATTCTATGGCTAAATTGACAGAAAAGCAGAAATTATTTGTTGACGAGTATTTGATTGATCTTAATGCAACAAGAGCATACAAAGTTGCATATCCTCATGTAAAGTCAGATGGTGCTGCAATGTCTGCTGCTTCAAGATTGTTAAGAAATGTTAAGGTTAAAGATTATATTGATGAACAACTTGAAAAAATAAGCTCTGAAAAGATAGCAGATGCCCAAGAAGTCATGGAATACCTCACAAAAGTAATGCGACGAGAAATGAAAGAATCTGTTGTCGTTACAGTGACAAAAGAACATTCAGAGTATGTTGATACAGGAGATGGAAAACCAAGAAAGAAAACGGTTAAAGAAGAAGTTCCCCAAATCGTTGAGATTCCTGCAAAGCTTTCTGATGCAAATAAAGCTGCGGAATTACTTGGAAAAAGATATTCACTGTTTACAGACAAAGTTCAAGCAGAAATCGTAGTCCCTAAATTTGAAGGAGAGGATGATCTTGAAGACTAAAACTATTAAGTTACCTAAAATAGTAGGGAAAGGATATAAATCCTATTGGAATTTCAGAGGACGTTATGCTGCATGCAAAGGTTCTCGTGCTTCTAAGAAGTCAAAAACAACTGCATTACGCATCATATACAACATGATGAAATACGATAAATCGAATACATTAGTTGTGCGTAAGACTTATCGAACGCTTAAAGATTCGTGTTTCACGGATTTAAAATGGGCAACAAGGAGACTAGAGGTTGAACACTTATGGGAATTTAAATATTCGCCTTTGGAGGCAACATTTCTTCCAACTGGGCAAAAGATTCTCTTTAGAGGACTCGACGATCCATTAAAAGTAACATCTATTACTGTTGAGTATGGATATTTGTGTTGGGCATGGCTTGAAGAAGCCTATGAGATAACAAGTGAAAAAGACTTTGATACCCTAGATGAGTCAATTCGTGGTGAGTTACCACCACATCTTTGGAAACAGTGGATGATTACATTCAACCCGTAGATTTTGCGGCATATAAAAGTGATTTTATATGAAAACCCCTTTAATTTTTGGAAAACCCTACTCGAAAGAGAGGACAATCAAAAGCTAAGTTTTATTTTCGTTTGTTGCTTGGAATGAAATATAATGGTAAAATATAGATATGAAACAAACACCATTTTATTACATATATCTATTTCGAGAAATTAAAACACAAAAGATTATTTATGTAGGAAGCACACGGACAATCGGTGCTCGTATCAATGAGCATAGAAGAGGCTTCAGAGATAAAACACGTCAACAGCCAATACATAAATACATGATTGCAAACAATCTTGAATTGTTCAAAGATGTTGAAATAGCAATCGTTGATACTGCAAGCACAAAAAAAGATGCAATAGATAAAGAAATCGCTTATACAGAAAAGCACAAAAAGACCATAGCAAATGTATGGACTGGTGAACAAAAAGAAGATCTAAACAATTCAATAAGAAAGCCTGTTTCTACACCAGATGGAAAACAATGTTTTTCATCAATGAGAGAAGCTGCTGATTGTTTAGGTGTTACAAGGCATAAGGTTTATAAAATGGTTGAATCTGGAGAGCTTATAGAAATCGAACTAACCGGAAAGTATATAAACGAGACAACAGGTGAAGTATTTATAAGCGGATATCAATTACAAAAGAGATATAATTTATCAACTAAATTAATAAATAAATTATCTAAATCAAACGAATGTGTTATTAACGGAATGAAAATAAAAAAAGTTTAACGACTATCCTAACCGCAATTAATGCGGTTTTTTTAATGGAGTACGCTCAAGTGAGCGGAAATGGGGGGTATCTTGAAAATTCAAGATGGTGATATAGTCTGATCTCATTGGTAACAATGAGCTGCGAAAGCGGTGTAAGATTAACGACCTTACATGAACACAAATGGGAATGAGCATCACTGGCTTAAAAAACGTTTCTTTGATGCAGAGAATGACCCTGATATATTGGCTATCACAACCAATTATAAGTGTAATGAGTGGTTGGATGATGCCGATTTAAGGTTGTTTGAAAATATGAAGAAGAACAATCCTAGACGATATCAGGTGGCCGGATTAGGAAATTGGGGTATTGTTGATGGATTGGTTTATGAGAATTGGAAAGAAGAAGAATTTACACTAGATCAAGTTATTGACTGTGAATCTGTAAATGGTATTGACTTCGGTTATACAAACGATCCTGCTGCAGTTTTTATAGGTTTCATTGATACAGAACATAAAAAGCTCTATGTTTGGGATGAAATTTATAAAAAAGGTCTTTCTAATAAAAGGCTTTATGAAGAGATTGAAAGCTCACATTATCAAAAGAAGTCTTTTACGGCAGATTGTGCAGAACCTAAGTCTATTGATGAACTTAGGGGGTATGGACTTCGTGTTGAAAAGTCACAAAAGGGAAAGGATTCCATCACACACGGAATTCAGTATATTCAAGATTTTGAAATTATCATTCATCCTAGATGTGTTAATTTCATAACTGAAATAGGAAACTACACATGGGATGAAGATAGATTGGGTAACAAAATTAACCGCCCAATTGATGATTTCAACCACTTAATGGACTCGATGCGTTATGCAGTTGAAAAATATGCATTTGGCCGAGTTAAAGTAAGGACATTTAAAGGAGGTATTTAATGAACGCATACATTATTAAACCGGATACGATATTTAAATTATCTGACGACAAAGACATCCTTAACATCGAAGTGTTGAATGGATTGATAACAAAGCATAAATCATTAATCACAGACAGATATAAAAAGCTATATGATGCCTATATTGGAGATTATCCAATCTTGCATCAAGCCAACAAAGAAACCTATAAGCCCGATAACCGTGTTGTGGTCAACTTTGCGAAATACATTGTTGATACATTCAACGGTTTTTTTATTGGTGTTCCAATCAAAGTGTCATCTAAGAAAAAAGAAATTGATGATTATATCAACTTGCTAGATAAATACAATGATCAGGACGACAACAATGCAGAACTATCTAAGATTTGTAGTGTTTTTGGAAAAGGATATGAATTATATTTCAATGATGATTACGGAAATCTAGGGATTACCTATTTAGATCCAAGAGAAGGCTTCATGATTTATGATGAATCAACAGTTCAGAAACCTAGATATTTCGTAACATATCAGATTGTAGACGAGGTTATGCGTGGGTATATCTATGACAAAACATATAAGTATGAGTTCAACGATAAAGGCGGTATTCATATATTTAATGGCGTAGAGCATGGATTCAACGATATTCCGGCCACTGAATTTATTGAAAACGAAGAACGTATGTCTATTTTTGAATCAACATACAGTTTGATTAATGCCTATAACAAGGCAATGTCAGAAAAAGCAAATGATGTTGATTACTTTGCAGATGCCTATTTAAAAATCCTAGGTCCAAAATTAGAAGAGTCAGATTTGGTACACATTCGAGATAATCGAACAATTAACTTTGAGTCAATGGATGGAAGTGGTGATGGAATTGTAGTTGATTTCATGTCAAAACCTAATGCAGATGCAACACAGGAAAATCTAATTAACAGATTAGAACGTTTAATCTTCCAAAACTCAATGGTGGCCAATATCAATGATGAGAACTTTGGAACGACTTCAGGTATTGCATTGAGATATAAACTTCTTTCTATGTCAAACCTAGCAAAAGCGAAAGAGCGTAAGTTCACATCTGGAATGAATCGTAGATATCGAGTCTTATTTAGTAATGCGATCACACATCGTTCTGAGAATGACTGGCTTGAGGTTGAATACAAGTTTACACAAAATTATCCTGCAAACTTATTAGAAGAAGCACAGACTGCTGCACAATTATCAGGAATCGTGTCTCACGAAACTCAATTGTCGTTTATCTCGGCAGTTGAAGATACGAATGCCGAAATGGAACGTATCAAAAAGGAAGATGAGAATGATATGGTAGAAACTGAAAACCGAATCTTCCAAAATAATGAGGATTCACAAAACGATGAGCAGTAAAACATATTGGCGAGATCGTGAGCTTGAATGGAAAAAGAAACGCTTAAAAGATGAAAAGCAATATGCGGATGAGATACAAGAAATATATGCAAACATGATGGATTCGGTTGAAAAGGAAATCGAATCCTTTTTTACTCGCTATGCCAATAAAGAAAACATCACTATGGCAGAAGCCAAAAAGAGAGTTTCTAACATAGATATCCAAGCATATCAAAGAAAAGCTAAAAAGTATGTAAAGGAAAAGAACTTCTCAGATGAAGCCAATGAACAGATGAGACTTTATAATCTTGCAATGAAAGTCAATCGTCTAGAACTATTAAAAGCAAACATTGGATTAGAGCTCGTTGCAGGCCATGACGAATTGAAATCTTATACCGGTCAAAAGCTTGAAGGAGCCTATTTAGAAGAGATCAAACGTAACGCTTCTATCTTAGGTGATACTGTGATTGATAATACGAAGATGGCCAAAACAGTAGCAGATTCATCTTTTAAGAACGCAACCTTTTCAGAACGAATTTGGGTCAATCAAGACCAGCTAAAAAACAGTTTATCCAGTGTTCTATCCAATGCATTGATTCAAGGTAAGAATCCTAGAGAGTTTATTCCTCAGATCCGTAAGAAGTTCGATGTATCTAGATGCAATGCAGAAAGATTGTTACGAACAGAAATAGCACGGGTTCAAACACAAGCACAGGCAGAATCTTACGAAGCAAACGGAATAGATGAGTATGAATATGTGGCATGCGGATTAAAAGATGTGTGCCCATTATGTAAAGAAGTGGATGGTAAGGTCTTTAAACTTAAAGACATGGAAATAGGCGAAAATGCTCCACCTATGCATCCAAATTGTCACTGCAGTACAGCACCTTATTCAGACCATAAGGAGTATGAAAAATGGCTAGATGGATTAGCAAACGGAGAACATAGTCTAAGGTTTGACGAGTGGAAAGAAAGACAATCAGATAAAAGCAAAAGCTTTTTAATGTCAAAGGTAAAAAGTAAACTCACGGAAGCATCAAACGATAAGCGTTATGCCGATTTATCCACAGAATGGAAGAATGATTTTAATATTGAGATAGACGAGTCTGTAAAAGAACTAAATTACTCAAGTGTTTCAAGAGCGCTTAAAAGCTTAAGAAACATGCTAAATCAATATCCGGAAATCAATAAATATGTAAAACGTATATCAACTTCAGATAATGGAGCAATGGTGTTTAGACCAAGTAAAAACGACATTAGCTTAAATCCTGAGTATTTTAAAGATCCCGAAGCCTATAGCAAACTTATAAAAGAGCAGGTAAGAAAAGGTTATTGGATAAAAGGCACAACAATTGAAAGTGATATGGTGCATGAAGCTGCACACGTTTTAGAATTTGTGCTTTTGAATAGAAATGTAAACTATAAAAATACTTTACAAAAAGAAAATGCATGGGAAGAATGTAATGAATCAGGAAAAATAGTCTTAGAAGCCTTTAATAATCTTAGAGCAAACGGTATAATTAAAGGGAATAGATTAAAGGAATCACTTAATAACATTTCAGGATACGCTTCTAAAAATAACTCAGAAGCTTTAGCGGAATCCTTTAATGATTGCTTTATAAATGGAAATAACGCTCGTGAAATATCAAAAGAAATTAAACGATTAGTAGATGCTAAATTGAGGGGGTGAATGTGATTATGCATTTAATGCCAAGCTGGTATCCATATATAGACTGGGATAAGTCAGATATGGAAGTAACTGTGTTAAAACCAGATACACCACAAGAAATCAAAGATGATTTTGCAAAATATCTAGAAGAATTGAAAAAGCCGAAAAAAGGTTTCGTAGATAAGTAGCTATGTTTTAGGGTCACTCAAAAACGAGTGGCCTTTTATTATGCAAGGGAGTGATACTATGGATTATTATTTCACACGTGGTGAAGATAGATCAGAACAAATTAAGAAGCATATAAAAGAAGCAGCACAAAGTATTATTGACCATGCAGATGATATTGTGGATCAATATGATTTACTAACAGATTTAAAGATAGAAATGAACTTGAATCCCGATAACAAGTGGCTTCCAAAGGTGCAAGTCACTTCTAGCTTTTTATCTGAAAGAACTATTATGTTAAAAAAAGACAAATGAAACAGGTGATACTATGTGATAAAAATTAAGATTAAACAGACAGAAAGTGATTGCCTGATTGAAGTACATGGCCATGCTCGTTACGCTCCGATAGGAAAGGATATCGTCTGCAGCGCTATCTCAGTACTATTTTTGACATTGGCCAATTCAATCGACGAAACATCCGACGCACTTTGTAGATATTACGAACCTGATAAAGATAGCAAGACGTTGTATATCTCGGGTTTGGACCTTGCTGGAGAACTAGCACTTAATTTCTTCAGAATAGGATGCAAAAGCACAGAAGAAGCGTATCCGGAATACGTGGATCTAAGAGATGTGTAATCACAAATATTTGGAGCGTGTCGAAAAGGTTTATTTTGACCAATGGCTAGAGTGCATCGTTGAAGTACGTAATCAACGGTGCATTTTTTGTGGAAAAGCCAAGACTTATAAAGCCTACATATCCACACTACCAAACAAGACCAAGCATTCACGTCGTTAAACTGTATGGGTTACAGGCCAAGCATTTAAGCCTTAAAAAGATATGGGAAATGACAAGCAAAGTCAGAAAATAGGGGGAAATTTACTTATGAAAAAATTCAATGACAGACTACCTTTTTGCTTACAACTTTTTGCAGATGAATCTTCAGGTGAGAATGAGATTACAGGAACAGAAAACACTCAATCAACTGAGGGACAAGATAACCAAGAAAAAGACAAATCTTCTGAAAAGAAATATTCAGATAAAGATTTGGATGCGATTCTTGACAAAAGATTTGCACGTTGGAAAGCCGATCAAGAAAAAGAAAAAAAAGAAGCTGAGCGCTTAGCAGAAATGAATGCACAAGAACGAGCAGAAGCAGAACGTGATAAGGTGCAAAAAGAGCTAGATGAATTGAAAGCAAAAAACGCAATCGCAGAAATGACAAATGAAGCACGTAAAATGTGCACAGAACATGATATTAACGTTGGAGATGACCTTTTATCTGTTCTAGTTAATAAAGATGCAGATAAAACAAAGAAAGCGGTTGATGCATTTGTTAAGATGTTTGAAGCTGAAGTAGAAAAAGCAGTTAAAGAAAAACTGAAAGGTAACGGTCCTAAACGCGGTGGTTCAAACAAAGGGGTAACTCGTGAATCAATCTTGAATATCACTGATCCAATGGAAAGACAACGCATGATTGCGGAAAATATGGATTTATTCCAGTAATAGAAAAAGGAGAACTAACATATGAAAAAAATTTATAAAGGTATGAACTTGCAAATGTTCGCAGCACCTGAAGGATTAACAGGAACAGGCAACATCCAAGTTAGAGCACACGAAATTGATTTCGTTACTAGTTTTGGAAAGAACATCCAAGCTTTATTGGATGTATTAGGAATCATTCGTCCAATTCGTAAAGAAAACGGTTCTGTTTTAAAAACAAAGAAAGTTACAGGAACATTAAAAGATGGACATGTAGCAGAAGGTGAATCAATTCCATTAAGTGAATACAATGTTGAAGAAAACGTTTTTGACACAATCAAAATTGAAAAATTCCGTAAAGCGGTACCTATTGAAGCAATTGCAGAAAAAGGATATGAAGCTGCGGTTGCCGATACTGACGAACAGTTCCGTATCGATTTGCAAGATAACGTCACTAATCGCTTATATAATCAGTTGAATTCAGGCAGCTTAGTAGGACATGAAGCAACTTGGCAATTGGCTATCGCAATGGCAATCGGTAATGTTAAACTTAAATTCCAAAAGATGAAGCGAAATGTTACAGGCATTGCCGTATTCGTAAACACATTGGATGCGTATCGCTATTTAGGAGAAGCAAGTGTATCTATGCAGACTGCATTTGGTTTAACATATATTAAAAATTTCTTAGGAGCAGATATCGTGTTCTTAACAGACCGAGTTGCAGAAAAAACAGTTGTTGCTACTCCGATGAACAACATTATTGCATATTATGTTAATCCAAGTGATTCTGAATTTGTAAAAGCAGGATTGGAATATACAACTGACAGTACTACTAAATTCTTAGGATTCCATGTAGAAGGAAACTATGATCGTGCTATTTCTGATATGTTCGCTATCATGGGATTACGTTTAATGTGTGAATACCAAGATGCAATTGCACACTTTGCAGTAGGTAGTTCTGACACTCAGACATTGCGTGATTTAACATTAACAGCTTCTAAAGGTGAAGAAACAGGAACTACTAAGGTAGCAGTTGATGAACAGTTACAATCTATGAACAACAAATTCAAATATAAGGTAGGAGCTTCTGAAGAAACAGTGGCATATGGCACAGATGTTAAATCATGGAAGAACTTCGAAGCAGGAGCAGATATCAAAGCAGCAGAATCTAATCACTGCACTGTTGTAGAATGTGACAGAAACTACAAAGCAGTATCAAAAGGCGATGTAGTTGTTGATTTAAAGGCATAGGTGATTAAAGATGTCGACAACAACCGTATTAAATGATGTAAAACTGCTTCTTGGCTTGCAAACTGATGATGAAAAGCTAGAGACCATTGTAAGACTTACGGAAGGTCGACTTAAAGCGCTTCTAAGCGTAAAAATCATACCGGATGAACTAGAATATATCATTACTGAAGTGTCCATCAAACGCTTTAATAGGATTGGTTCTGAAGGTGTTCAAACACATTCAGTTGAAGGGGAATCAATGTCATTTAATGATGATGACTTCTCTTCTTTCTCTTCTGAGATTCAATCCTGGAGAGATGAGCAAGCCAATCAAAATAAAGGAAGGGTTAGATTTCTATGAGGTATGACAAGCCTATTTATTTTCAAAGAATGGTACAAGGTTCTTACAATGAGCAAACAGGCAACTATGAAGATGATTCGCCTGTAGAAGAAATGGTAATGGCTTCCGTAATGGATACAAGAACTGAAACTATGATGCAGGTATACGGACAAATTAGACAAGGTAGCTTGACTTGTCATATACAGAACATCTATCAAAAGCCATTTGATCATATTAGAATCGGTACAAAGAAATACAAAGCAGATTATTCACGAAGACTCCGAACAAAGGAGTCTTTTGTTTTGTCGGAGGTGTACTAATGGCAAAAATCGAAATAAAGGGATTGGAAAAGCTTCAGAAGAAGTTAAAGGAAAACTGCACACTTAATGATGTGAAAACAGTAATTAAACAAAATGGCACTGAAATGCAAAGGAACACAGGTAAAAATGCGGTATTCACAAAAGGATATTCACTAGGAACAACCAAAAGAAGTATCAGAGGTGAAATACGCAAAGGTGGTTTTGAATATGCGGAAGGACCGACAACAGAATATGCACCTTATGTTGAACATGGTACACGTTTCATGGATGCGCAACCTTTCGTTGGCCCTGCATATCATCGACAAGTGCCAATCTTCAAATCCGATATGAAAAAGCTATGTAAGTAGGTGATGCAATGGATTCACAGCAGGAGTTATTTACTGCGCTAAAAGTGCAATTAGAAAAAACATTGAAAAGCAAAAAAATTAAGGTTTATGACTCGTGTCTACCGGACGAAGGGACACCCTATCCGTTTGTATACATAGGATCAAGTCAACTAGTCGATGATTACGGAAACAAAACAATGGTTTTAGGTAACATTTCACAAGTTGTGGATGTTTGGCACAACAACCCAAGGAAACGTGGGGAATTGTCGGAAATCATGATGATCGTGAAAAATGTAGCTCGACAGATTAACAGAACAAGCAATTTTGCTTTTCAGATTAGCAATATCAACCAACGGATATTGTCAGATACAAGTACAGGAACAACATTGATGCATGGAGTTCTTGAGTTGGATTTTAGAATTACAGGAGGAAAGAAATAATGAATAAGTTCGATTTACAAATGTTCGCAGATTCAGTAGTTGAAGCAGTGCAAGGTAAACAATTAATTTACCTTTTCAGAGTCGCAGAAGATTCAAAAAAAGAAGATGCAAGTGCAATTGCTTTCCCTACAGAAAACGAGCGTAATATTTCTAAAGATGCAGATACAACTGCTACAAAAGATGGAAGTATTCGTACTCCATCAGTGGCAGAAATCGAAATCACATCAACATCTATTTTGCCAAAAGGTGATGCAATTATCGGCAAATTAGAAAAAGCTATGTTGGAAGACAAATTAGTTGAATGTTGGGAAGTAAACCTAGCAGAAGAAGGAACTGAAACAAATGCCGGCAAGTTCAAATCTAAATATTACCAAGGATATTTGACAGAATGCTCTATCTCCTCAGATGCGGAAGGCTCAGTTGAAATCGAATTAACATTCGGTGCAAATGGAAATGGTGCAGATGGATATGCAACAGTAACTAAAGAACAACAGGAAGTTGCATCTTATGTTTATAAAGATGTTAAAAAAGAAGAAGGAAATGTATAGAACAGGGGCAGAAAAGCCCCTTTTATTTTCATATTTAGAAAGCGAGGATTTTGAATGAGCAAATACATGGAAATTGAAGTAAATGGAGAAATCTACCAACTAGTAGCAGGGTTTGGATTCTTACACGAAGTAAACAAAAAGTTATCAATTGATGTACCGAATACAGGTACAAAAAAAGAAGTCGGATTGAAATACATGGTTGCAAGCATCATTGATGGCGATATTGATGCATTGGCAGACTGTATTTTCTATATGAATATCGGACAATCACCTAGATTAAAGAAAGCACAGGTAGAAAGCTATTTAGAAGATGTTGAAGATATCGACAAAGTTTTTGAGGATGTAATCAATTTTTTATCTCAAGCGAATGCATGCAAAAAAGAAGTGAAACCACTATTGAGCACGCAGGTAACAGAGACGAAGAAATAGAAGAAACATTCAATGAAATGTATGAACGTGTTGTGATCAGTTGTTTTCGCTATCTAGGCTTCAAAAGCATTGAGCAAGTTAATAATGTTACACCTTATGAATATCGTCTTTTAATGAAGTCTAAAGAGCTACAAATGGTAGATGACCAGTATTATCTGCACTTACAAGCATATTTGAATATGAAAGCACGAGCTAAAAAACGAGTTGGTAAGAAACAAAAGATGGTTTATACGAAATTTAATAAGTTCTTTGATTATGAAAAAGAAGTCAACAAAGTTTTAGGTGTTAATAAGAACACAAAAGGAAAATTCAGTGACCTGGCACGTTTCATAAATGAAAAATCAGAAAAGGAGGGATAACTATGGCAGAAAGTTTTAGCGTTGAAGCTATATTGTCGGCAACCGACAAAAACATGACGTCTACAATGAAAAAAGCTTTAGGAGCGTGCGAATCATTTGGCGATAGAGTTAAATCTATTGTGGCAGGTGTCGGCATAACAAAAGCTATTGGCGCAACAATGAACGTTCTTAGCTCATCCATGGATGGTGCTATCACAAGATTTGATACCATGCAATCCTATCCAAAAGTAATGAAGTCTTTGGGATTCTCAGTTGAGCAATCTCAAAAGAGTGTTGCGAAATTAAATCAATCAGTACAAGGCTTACCAACGAGTTTGGCGGATGTAGTAACAACATCTAAGTCGTTGGCTGCCGTTACAAGTAATATTGATAAGGCAACTGATACTACAATCGCATTAAACCATGCGTTTTTAGCAAGTGGATCTAGTTCAGAAGATGCATCACGTGGTTTACAACAGTATTCACAGATGCTTGCTAAAGGTACAGTTGATATGGAATCATGGAGAACCTTACAGGAAACAATGGCTCCAGCATTAACTAAAGTATCTAAGAAACTAGGTATTGCAAGTGGTAATGCAAATGAATTGTATGATGCATTAAAGAATGGAACGATTACATTTGATCAGTTTAATGATGCAATGATTGAATGTGATACAGAAACAGGTGGCTTTGCAGAAACTGCATTAGAAGCTTCTAAAGGTGTTAAAACATCCATGACTAACATCAAGAGTGCGGTACAGAACCTTGAACAAGGCTTTATGTCGGCTATGAACAATATGTTGAAATCAAAAGCTATGGGTGGATTAGTTGATAATCTAGAAAAGATTAAATCTAAAATCTACGATTTCAGAAATTCGATTATGGAAACTAAGGACGATGGTTTGACATGGGATTTTAAGCCAGGAGTTATGGAGAATGTATCAAAAGCTATGGATTGGTTGGCAGACAGAGCAAACAATGCTAAAGCTATGATCCAACAATTCTATGACGGATTCATGAAAACGGATGCAGTACAAAATGCAATTACAATGTTCGATAAAATCAAAGATGCTATTGGAAATGTAATGGATAAGTTGCAAGACAGTAAAGTCTTTGAACAGTTAGGTCAAGATATTGGAAATATTGTATCTAAAGTATCAGAAGTAACAGGAAAAATCGCAGATTTTATAGCAAATCTTAAAACAGAAGATGTTAAGAAGTTTGCAGGTGCAATTAAATTGTTGGCAGGAGCATTTGTTGGAATCAAAGTAGGTAGCAAAGTATCTAGCATGGTTAGTGGAGTGGTTGGTTCTGCTAAAGGTGGATATTCTAAACTAAAATCGATCATTGATAAAATCAAAGGTTTAGGAAAAGAACCAACTCAAGAAATACCTGGACAATTACCACAAAATCAAACTCCAAGTGATGGTATTGGAGATACCACAATGAAAACCGCATATAAAACATCTAAAGCAGCACAGATTATAAAAAGTGCGTTTGAGGGAATCAGTAATGTAGTTAAATCTGTATGTAGCGGTGTTAAAGAAATCATCACAGGTTTAGGAGATGCAATTGGAACCGCGTTTCAAGGAATAGGAAAAGGAATACAATCGGCATTGCAAGGTGTCGGAACTGTTATTGAATCATTCGGTACTGCAATCAGTACAGTAGCACAAGGAATCGGACAAGGATTGGCAACTGCATTTACAGGCTTAGGAACTGCAATCGCAATGGTACCGCCAACTACATGGCTTGCGTTGGCAGCGGCTATTCTTGCAACTGGTGCTGCTATGGCATTAGTCGGTTCACAAGGTGAAGGTTTACAAATGGTTCTTGAGGGAGTTGCAGATGTTGTATCTGCGTGTGGCCCAGCTATTAAAGATGTTTTTGAAGGGATTTCAAATGTGATTCAATCATTTGGTGAAACAGTAAGTGGAATCTTAAATTCAGTATCTGGAGTGATTAAATCTATTGGACAGTCGGCACTAAACGCAGGTAAAGGATTTAAAGAATTAGCAAAAGGAATCCAAATCATTACTAGTTTGAATTTAATTGATATGGGTGCAAGTTTAGCTGCAGTAGCAACAGGAGTTAGTGCCATTGCAACTGCATCAAGTGGTTTAGGCGATATTGGCGCTCAGATGATGGCATTAGCAACCGCATTAACAATGATCGTTGCAACGCAAGCAGGTATCGAATCGTTATCTGCGACGATTCCATTATTATCAGATGCTTTAAGCTCATTAAGCGGAATTTCAGAACCATTAACAGTTGCAAGTGGAGCTATGACTGCATTTGCAGGAGCTATTGCACCTGTAGCAAGTTCAGTAATGGCAACATCTGCAAGTATGGCGGCACTTGTTACAGTAGCATCATCAATCAGCGGGGCATTTACAAGCGCATCTAGTGTTGTTGTGAGCAGTATGTCGATGATTACAAGTGCATTAACAAATGCAGAGGCAAAAGCTTCAACTTCAGGAACTGCAATGGGAACCAACTTTACGAGTGGCTTAAAAGGTGGACTTTCAAAAGGTGTGTCTATTGCAAAAAGTTATTGTCAATCAATTATATCTGCATTTAACTCATGTCAATCACGGGCAGAATACTGTGGTCGTATGATTGGTCAAGGATTGGCAAATGGTTTAAGAGCTAGTGAAGGCTCTGTTAGAGCAGCGGCCGCTAGTTTAGCAGCTGCTGCAGATGCTGCAATCCAAGCAAAGGCTAGAATTGGCTCACCTTCTAAAGTTACTAAGAAAGATGGTATGTGGATTGGCAAAGGCTTTGTTCTAGGTATTAAATCTATGTATTCTGACGCAAAAAGAGCTTCAGAAGATTTATTATATCTCCCAATGTTAAGCGCTCCTAAAATGGCTTTTGGAGGCATTGTGAGTGATATGAATGCAGAATACGATTACACTAGCAACGCTCAATTAACTGTTGAAGCACCACTTTATATCAATGACAGAGAGTTCGCACGTGCAACATACAGAGCAAATCAGAATGAGATTAACAAACATTCAAAATTCAATGAGAGATTGCGAGGTAACAGATAATGTATGCGTTCGTAAATACTGTAAATAGTGGCATCGTCGGTACTAACCTACCGACAGAAGCCATGTCATATAATGGTGTATATTTAGAAAATGAAATAGATGGATATCGTACACTTTCTGTAACAGGACGTGAGTTGATGGAATCAGAAGTAACACATACTGAAATTGATGGAATGGATGGTTCTTATTACAGATATAAAACAACTCCCGCAAGAACAATTACTGTTAGGTACCAGTTGAGAGCTAGAGGAAGCAGAGAATTTCGAGAAGCTTACAATAAGATGAATAAATTGTTGAGTGGTGAGCAAGTAAAAGTCATTTTTAATGATGAAAGCGACAAGTATTTTATTGGAACAAAAACTTCAAATACACAAGTTGATGGCGGAAGTAACAACGTGATCGGTGAAATCGAAATCTATTGTTCTGACCCACGCAAGTATTCAACAACTGAAAAAGAATTTACCGATACTGATGGAGTGTTAAACATTGTCAATGAAGGAACTGTACCGGTAAGTATTGATTATGAGGTTCAGGCAACATCTGAAACTGGATATATTGGTATCGTATCAACTGAAGGAGTTATGCAGTATGGAAAGATTGAAGAATTAGATTCTGAAACATATCAACAGAGTGAACAACTAGCTAGCATTAATGACTTTTTCAATTGTCCGGACGATGTAAATGGTACTGAGTATATGCATCCTCAGTACGGTTCGAACGGTACATTAGCCGAACACACTTGGTTTAATCAAAAGTTTATTGGATTTGGCACTGTTGGAACAAAAAAAGGTTCTGCGAGTGGTGGATTAAGAACCTTGGTAATACCTGCAGATTCAAATGGAGATACAAGTGGTGCTCAGAACTTCTATTGCTATTTTCATTTGTTGTTTTATGCAGGACTTATGGGTCAGACTGGTGAAATGTGCATCAACTTCTTGACTGCAGATAATAAACTGATTTGCGGTTGTAACTGGTACAAGACAGATACAGTCGGAAATACAGGACATTATGAGTTTTGGGCGAATGGTAAAATGTTAAGAAACTTCTCATATACTACTTCTCATTTACAATCTCAAAATCCTTGGTACTGGAATTGGGGACATTGCGATATTTTAAAAGAAGGTGGAAATATCCGCTTCTTCTATTACGGAGGATATTACAATTATTACATTCCAGAAATTGCAAATATGAAGTGTGCCAAAATTCAGATTGCATTCAAACAATGGGGTAACAGAGGCGGTAATCAACTAATGAGTATGATGGGCTTTGATGTAATCAACTTCACGAAAAACAATGTATCAAAATGGAGAGATATTCCTAATAGATATCCAAGCGGTACGAAGATTACAATTGATGGTAAATCATCTCACGTTTACGTTAATGGAATGGCTAGGCCTCAAGACGAGGTGATAGGGACTAAGTATTTTAAAGCACCAGTAGGAACAACAGAGATAAAGACTACGTGCTCAAGTTGGTCAGAATCGAAGCCGACAGTAAAAGCTAGAATAAGGGAGGCATGGTTATAATGGAACAAATCAGAATAGCAGTATTAACTCCTTACGATAAGGTTCTAGCTTTTTTAGATAACACAGTACCTAGTGCAATGCATTACTTTGATGAAACATTGCATACTTATTTAAAAGGCTCATCGTATACATTCGAATTCACTACATTGACTGCACATGATGATGCAGCCTTTTTAGTTGAAGGAAATAAACTGAGCTTTACAAGAAAAAACAAAGGCTATTATTTAACAATTATGAATGTTGAAAAAGGTGGTGACACAACAACTGTTACCGCCTATGGCCTTTGCCTTGAATTAACGAATGAATATGTAGATGCGTATAAAGCTCCTAGAACTATGTCATTTGCAGAATATGTAAATGCGTATGGATTTGAGAAATCGTTCGTAATTGGCAAAAATGAGGTATCAGACAAACGTATCACGCATGAGTGGACTGGTAGCGATACTGTACTATCTCGATTGTATTCAATTGCAAATGTATTTGATGCAGAATTAGAGTTCGTAACTCAATTGAATGATGATTATTCTTTGAAGAATTTTGTGTTGAATATATACAGAGCACATTCAGATTCCATTCAAGGAATGGGAAGTGACAAGCGCAGTACAATACTGAGATATCCAAATGATGTGTATGGAATCATTAAAACAAGTGATATTACTGAGCTATACACTGCAATCAGACCTACAGGAACAAATGGATTACAACTTAACTCAATCAGTGGTCGAGTTGTAAATGATTCAAACGGAAATGTTTTGTATAAAGTTAATGGAAATAATATACTAGCACCTCAAGCAAGAGATAGATTCCCTTCAACTTTACTTACGAACAATTCAAATGATATGTACGCAGTGCAAATTTGGTCTTATGAAACTGAAAATGTTGAGACATTATACGGTCAAGCACTAGCTCAATTGAAAAAGAATTGTGTGCCTAAAGTTACATACGATGTGGATGCATATATTGATGCAGATATCGGTGATACGTTCACGATTGAAGATGCGGAGTATAATCCTACATTGTATTTAGAAGCACGAATCACAGAACAAGAGATTTGTTTTACAGATTCAGAGAAATGCAAAACTATCTTTGATAACTTTGAAGAAAAACAGTCACAGATTAGTTCGGCTCTAATCAGTGAAATGAACAAGATGATTGAGTTAAAGAAAGTTTATGAAGGTTCAATTGTATCTTCAAATGGAGTTCTATTTAAGACTGATTCAGATTCGACTCAATTAACTGCAATTGTTAAGAATGATGGAGTTGATATCACATCTAAGTATTCAATTATTTGGTACAAAGATGATGAGCAAATATCAACAAGTCAAACAATCACAGTCAACGCTTCAGACTTCACAGAAAAGGCCGTATACCGATTTAAAGCAATGAGTGGTGAAATACTTAAAGCAAGCGCAGAAGTCACTGTAATGCGACTACAAGACGGTCAGAATGGAACAAGTGCTTATGTGCATATTGCCTATGCCAACAGTTCAGACGGTCGTGTTGATTTTAGTTTGGCAGATTCAAATCGTAAATTTATTGGTCAGTATTCAGATTCAAAACAATATGGTAGTGAAGACCCAACCAAATACCGATGGAGTGCAATTAAAGGCGAGGACGGTCAGTCATTTGTGAGTGCCGAGGAACAATTCTATTATTCTACATCTCAAACCGAATTAGTCGGTGGTGAGTGGTTCGTTGGAAATGTGGTTTATCAAAGTGATAAGTTCCTATGGAAACGTTGGAAGTGTACGTATGCTAATCCGAGTGAAATCAAATATACGAAAGCTATTTTTGATAACACATGGAATGAAATTGATGCAAAGATTGGTGAGATTCACACTCAAGTATCAGTAGCAAATACTCAATCAAAAGAAGCAGTTGATAAGGCAGCACAAGCTCAAACGACTGCAAGTAAAGCAAATCAATTAGCTAATACTGCTAACACTCAATCAAGTGAAGCTAAGCAACTAGCACAAGAAGCAAATACTAGTACTGGTAACGCTCAGAAACAGATTGATGCGATTAAAGGAGATATCAATGATTCAAAGCAACAGATTCAAGATGCAGTTGATAAGGCAAATGCCAATGCAGGAGAAATTGCTACTGTAAAAGAAACGTATGCTACAAAAGTTGATTTAACTACTGAATCAAAATCTATTCATGCAGATGTAACGACTGAAATCGAAGAGAAAGTCGGTGAACTATCGACTACAGTTTCTCAAAATTATGCTTCTAAGAGTGATTTAACAAGCATTGAAGGTAGTTTAAATACTAAGATTCAACAAAATACAGATTCAATCATAACTCAAGCAAGTTCAATTGAGAAATTACAATCAGATACAACTCAAGCTCAGTTAGATATTACTGAAGCAACAAAAAAGGCAACGCAAGCACAATCAACTGCTAGTCAAGCAATTACAAATGCACAGAGTGCTCAGTCATTAGCAGATGAAGCTAAACAAAAGGCAGACAGTGCTCAATTAAATTTAGACAATGCTAACAAGGAATTAGCGGATGCAAAAGCTAATCTAGAATCAGTGACTGGTAGAGTTGATGCGACTGAGAGCGAAATCACAAAAGCTCAAACTCGTTTAACAAACGCAGAAACTGCAGTACAGAAAGCTCAGTCTGATGCAACTACTGCTCAAGATAACGCAACTACGGCAATCAATAATGCAAAAACGGCTCAAGAAGTGGCGGATGATGCAAAAGCCAAAGCAGAACAAGCTCAAAAAGACCTTGCAGAATTAACAAACAAAGTTACTTCTAACACAACTGCAATTGAGCAGAATGCAAAAGCTATTACATTGCAAGCTACTAAAATTACTGAAACTGGTAATAAGATTGATAACTTGCAGATTGGTGGAAAAAATTTGATTTTAGAAAGTGATACGGAAAGAACGAATAGCTATTATTTAACAGGAAGATATTATCTTAGTGAAAATTTAAGAAAAGGTGAAAAGTATACAATACAACTATGGGGTAATTTGGGTGAAAAAAAAGAATCTTTTGGTTTATGGCTACAGCAAGGAGTTATAGGCTTAGGAATAGTACTTAAAAAAGGAAACAATTATGGAACTTTGACATTTACTTGTCCTAACGTGGCTAGTCTTACTGTTTTAAATAGCATTGATATTTATGCTCTTGAACCTAGTGTTACTGCTAGTAGTACAATAACAAAAATTAAACTCGAACTCGGCAATAAAGCCACAGACTGGACTCCTGCTCCAGAAGATTTAGAAAATGATTTACACAATAATTATTATTCTAAGACTCAAACTGATGCTCAGATTAAAGTTAGTGCTGATAAGATTTCACAATCAGTAAGTGAGGTTAATAAAGTTGCTACTAGCGCCAATAGTAAGATTGATAATTTACAAATTGGTGGTAGGAATTTAGCTAAATGGACATCAGATGGAGCAAACTGGCAAAAGACATCCTTTGACAAAGATACACGTACATTTACGTTAGAAAACACGAAAGCTACAGAAGAATTCATTGGATTGTTTAACAAAACGGGTCTATCTCCTGGTAATACGTATGTTTTATCAGCTTATATTTGGTCAAATGGGAATGTATCATCGTGTGATATGGTTGTATATAATTCTCAAATTTCGGTAGTTAAGACTATTTATATTAATAAAACACAATTGACAAATAGTCCTCAAAGATTTGAATTATTATTTACCATTCCTAGTAGTTCGACTGGATGGGATGCAGCCACAATCAGATTCGATAACAATGGTACTATAAGTGAAGGAACTACCGCTATTTTATATGTTAAAGATATTAAACTCGAACTTGGTAACAAAGCCACAGACTGGACTCCAGCGCCTGAAGACCAAGAACAGTATGTTGATAATAAAATAGCAGCTTCTGAAAAGACAACAGAAGAGAGTTATACAACATTAATCAACCAGACTGCTAAAGAGATTAATCAATTAGTGCAAAGTGTAAAGACTACTGCTGATTCAAATTCTACTTCTATTGCCACCATTTCCACAAACTTACAAATTACATCTGATGGATTAAGTGCTACTAAAACTGCAATTAAGACTCTAAATGATGCAGTTAATGGCACCATATCAAAAGAAGAAATGAGGAAGTATATTCGATGGAATGGTGATGACTTGGAGCTTGGTAACTCAGTACAACCATTCAAGTGTAAATTGTCAAACACAGAATTAGCTTTTTATCAAAATAGTGATAAAGTAGCTTGGATTTCAAATAAAGAATTAAATGTATTAAGAGCCATTATTGCCGAGTCAATTGGATGTGGAGCTTTCCGATTCGTTGATGAAGGTGATCTTGGCTTTTCTTTAATTTAGGAGGTGAGTAGATGGCTAGTAATAGTGTGCAGTTAGATTGTGCCAAGAGAGCTAAAGCATGGACCTTAAGTGTTAATTGGTCTGAAAGTGAAACAAATATTGCTAACAATACCACTAAGATTACAGCTAGTGGTACTTTAGCATCCAGCAATACAGGTTTTAATGCCTTATACGATTCATATGCCTGTCATTTAAGACTATATTGGCATGATAACAATACAAATAAAGATGTCTTATTTGGTGATACAGCATTTACTACTGCTGGTGTCGGTCAAGGGGGAAACCGTACAGTCAAAGGTTTTGCAACTGTAACCCACAAATCTGATGGTAGCTTAAGTGGTTATGTGAAAGTAGAATTTTATGCTCCTACTACTTCTGGAGGTTTCTCTCCAAGTTCTTCTTCATGTAGTACTGGATGGACAACATGTACAACAATTGCTCGTGCTTCAAGTATTAGCGGATTAAGTGGCAATCAGTTAGGCAGTGGAGTATCAGTAACAATTGATAGAAAATCAAGCTCATTTACTCATAAGGTAGAGTATAAGTTTGTAAATAGTGGATGGACTACAGTAAGTTCTAATGCTGCTACAAGTTGCTCATTCACACCTCCTGTATCATTAGCAAGTCAAATTCCAAGTTCAGTAAGTGGAGCTTTAACAGTTAGAGTAACAACTTATAATGGTTCAACTCAGATAGGTGATGCTGTAACTAAGAGTATTAATCTCAATGTTCCATCTAACATAGTTCCAAGTTTATCTGGTTTATCAGCAACAAGAGTTGATAATGGCGTTCCTAGCTCATGGGGTGTTTATGTTAAAGGTATATCTCAGGTAAAGATTACTGCAAGTGGTGCAAGTGGAGCGTATGGTTCGACTATTTCAGGTTATTCTATATCTGGTCCTGGATTATATACTAACTCAAGCTCAGGTACTTCTGGACAGTTATCTACAACTGGAACATTAACTTATACTTGCACTGTTACTGATAGTCGTGGACGTACTGCTTCAAAATCAGTAAGTATTACAGTTGTGGACTATACTTATCCTAACATTTCCATGTCTGTTGAACGATGTACTAGTGATGGAACTAAGAGCACTAATGGCACATATTTACGAATTGTTATCAATTATAGTATTGCATCTGTATCAGGGAAGAATGGGTTATCCTCTAAGTCGTGTAGTTGTAATGGTGTTTCAAGCTCATCGTTTGCATCAGGTACGGCTTTTGTTTTAGCTGCTAATTGCTCTATCGGAAACCATTATACAGTTAATGCTAGTATACGAGATAATGTAGGGAATACTGCTACCGCAAGCTATGAAGTTTCAACATCATTCCGTATTCTGAATGTCAACAAGAATAAAGATGGTTTAGCAATCGGTAAATTTTCTGAAAGGTCTGCTTTTGAAGTAAATATGGATGCTTTTGTATATGGAGATGTGCTAGTAAATCAGGAGAGAGCACACTTTAACCAATCTGTTCCGGTTGCCGGAGATGTTAGTAGCACGGTAGATACTTTGAAAAAAGTGGCAAATGCTAAGTCTGTATTAGGTTCGGCATTTATGGATGGTAATTGGTATTCATTGATCAGTGCCAGACATAAAAATGGGAGTGGTGACGGTAACTCATATGGTTTATGGCTACGCTCACAATTAACTAATAGTGGTAATTTAATATGGGGTAAACAATATGGTTCAGGCCGGTGGCAAGACGAAAGAACAATTTTAGACACTGGTAATTTTCTAGATAGACTGTATCCAGTTGGTGCAATTTACCTTACTTGGAATGATAATAATCCAGGTAACTTTTTAGGTGGAACATGGGAACAATTTGGACAAGGTAGAACATTGGTCGGTGAAGGTACTGGTGGTGATAGTATTACAAGTATGTCTTTTACCGCTAACAACACAGGTGGTCAATATTATTCGGATGTTCTTAATAGCTCGGACAAACAATACGGTTTAAGAAAGAACGACGGCCCGACATATTACAGCGAACGTACTATTGTTCGTAGTTCTGATGTAGGAAATGGTAGCGGAGAACGTAGTGCAAAAGTATCTTTGATGCAACCATACATCACAGTTTACTTCTGGCGTCGTACAGCTTAGAAAGGAAGATTCAAAATGGTAAAAACACATGAAATTAATTTAAGTATTGAACTGTTTAATTCATTTGCGAATAGAAACTATATTATTCTAGACAACAGTGTATTAAATATTCAAAAGAGCGATTATATTCTATTCAGACAGACGATTTCTGCAAAGGGTGAGGAAGTACCAACAGAACTTTTCAGAATGACTCAAGTACAAGATATTGTAGAAGACAGTGGCTTAAAAGAAGGCTATGTCTTAATTAATGTGAATAAGTTATAAACGAAAAAAATCGACCTTGTGAAGTCGTAAAACTCACACATGGTACACTAGACTGCACTTTAGCTCGTTCAAGCAGTCTTTTTTTTGTACCAATCAAGGAGGAATAAATATGATTGATTTTGCAGAATTAAGTAAGTATTTTGTTTTGGTAGTTGTAGTAGCTTGTTTGATTGTTGGCTATATTTTGAAAACATCATTTGAAAGTTTTCCAAATAAGTATATTCCTACAGTGCTTGCATTTGTTGGATTAGTACTAAACCTAGCAGTGAGTGGTTTAACAATCGAAAATGCAGTTTATGGTGCATTGATGGGTTTAGCTAGTACTGGTATGCACCAAGCTTTCACAAGATTTATTGAAGGCAACACGAAAGAAAAATAAAGTAGGTGGCTTGCATGGATTTCGTAATTACAAGCCAACAAATTGTATGGATTTGTGGATTCATAGCATCCATTTGGGGTGTTGTGAAGATTGTTAAAGAATTAAAAAAGCCGAGTGATGATTTAAAGCTCATGGTCAAACGACATGACGAATTATTGCATAAGGACAATGAGCGACTAAATTCGCTTGAAAAAATTACGTTAAATCAAGATGGAATCAATCGAAAATTAGAAGAGCATACTCGCATTTTAAACGAACACGATAATCGTTTAGATGATGACAAAGAAAGAAGTGATTTGATTCTAAAGGCAAACATGGCTATTCTTGATGGAATGTTGTCGGATGGTGACAAAGAAAGTTTAAAGACCACTCGGAAAGAGATACAAGATTATTTAGTTGAGAAAAATTAG